CTATTTGGTTTGCGCGTGTTGCTGATTCCAGATTGAATCAACCGGCATCTCTACCCTCACATCTAGCCATGTCGATGGCGGAATATCACACGGCTCACCATCGATATAATAAGTTGGTTTTCCATCAATAATTTCTTTAATCCGCCAGTTCTGAAAATCTTCTTGTAAATGGGGGTGTTGTCGGTGAAATGTTTGAATCTCGATGCTACCATTAGATAAAATTTTGTCTTTGACGTAGATAAGTTCTAATCCATTAATATCTTTAGGTACTGAAACACCTCCATTCACACCCCATGCGCCGTCTGAGTTATAGCCCAATACTCTGGAAATCAAATATTTTCCTGTATCGAGTCGTTGAACAATCGCGCCTTCTGACTCCTCATTCGTTCCAAAATTCCCATTAGGATAAATTTTAATAATCGGTGAGGCTTTTTTGATAAAACCATTACCATCAACCGTTGTGTTATTTTCACTCCATTGCTTTTTTAACTTAAAAGACTGTTTATCCGCCAAATGGATAGCTGTCCATGTGTTCCCATAACCATCTAGAAAGAGAAAATAAAAACTATTCTTATCATACTGGAGTCTAATTCCTGAACCCCATTTACCATCAAAGCGGTCATCATCATAACCAAGATTACTAAAAAAACCACAGCCTCCTGTTATCGATTCATTTCCTCTTTCATAAATAGTTGTACCGCCTAATCCAAAATCACCCATCTGTATCAAGGTACCATCCTTATCCTGAAAGGTATGGGACACAACCTTATCCCCGTGCTTTGAATTTATTTTCCCAGCATTTAATTGCACATCACCGTTAATTTCACCGCCCGTTTTATCAAACTTCTCGTTTAATTTTTTACTGATTGCTTCAACGCTTTTTGTATCTGCTTTACCTTTTACAAGCTCCTGTAATGCTTTAATCGACTCTAACTTAACCGTTTTGCCACTGGGTAGCGTAAGTTCAACGACACCGTTGTCCCCCATCCAGGTATCCATGTTTTGCAGGAAGTAAAGGATATAAGTGTTAGCTGCAACCAGTGCTCTTGCCGCATCACTATTATTATTTGGCTCGGTGAGATTAATGGTGTACGTTGTGTCGGTAGCGCTAAAAGTCGGCTTATCTGCTAACGTTAATTCAGTATCACTGTTAACTGCCATTATCATGTAAGGATAGTTAATATTACCGATTTTAATCAGCATTAACATGCCAGGTGATACCAACGGATTATTACTGTTCAATTTTGTGCCTGTGCCTTTGACAATAGAAGAGCCTGACACGACAGTTACGGTGCCATCTTTATAAATCATGTTTTTTCCTGAAATTTTGATATAGAAAATCGCAATTAAACGATCTCTATGAATTGGTTACTTCCATCTTGGATAAGCGTCAGGCGCATAAGCCATCACCGCACCAAAGTTATTATTGTACCCCCAACCTTTACAGCCAAAACTAGGACCGGTCCATTCTGTGATTGCGATAATGCCATCTTTTGAAACACTATAACCATTAACGAATGCCAATGCTTGATTATCAGGCTCATAAACGGCAGTAATATAGACTAAAGTCATTTGACCGAAATAGCCTGGTTTTGGAAATGGGCCGAAAACGATATCATCTATTTTTAAGGGTAGATGACTGGACGAATAAAATAATTCCTTTTTTTCGTTGTGAATTTTCAAAAAACCTTTGTCATTGCTGTCATTAGGTAGTTGGGGTCTATAAATATAAACATTTGTCGTATTGTGCGCGCGGATAGCAAATACATTTCCTTGCTTGATTGCCTCCGTATAGGTTGAATTTTCACCCTCCCTCCTCGCATTACGATGAAATACCAAATAGCTATTCAAAATGTTTGGATGATTTACGCTATATCTTAAGTTTTTGAACCCTTGCACATTTTGATCTGGCGTACCTTCCCTGGAAAAATCGATTAATCTTTCCAAGACATAAGTGACGGAAGTGAAAATCCCAAGTTCTGCACCATTTACTTTTATTACCGGTTTCATAAATTAACGTTAAATCAGTTTAAAAACATGAATGATAGGTATCGTTGCACATCCAATACAAAAATTCGTATAATTCCAGCTAACGATATTTCCATATATATGGACGTTCTCAATTGCTGGATATTTATTACCGGTATGGGCAATATCAATGCGAGGAACCGCAACTATTTTTCTGCCACCTTTAAGAAAACGCTGATCGAATTGAAAGCTGTTTTTTTTAAAATCAACTTCTTCTGAATGGATAACAAAGCCGAATGATTGAAGAATATTATCTATTTCTCCGCCATCATGATAAATATTAAATTTGGGGATTAGCATCTTATCACTCCAACGCAATTTCTATTCTAACCTGCCCCTTTTCGTCATAAAGACGTAATCCGGTGCCATCAAAGGTAAATCGACTATCTTTACTATTCGAGTTCATCTCAAAGCGATTGTTTTTAGCATCAAGGATGAATCCAGATTTTTCAGGTAGGTAGTTTTTGGATTGTATTTTGTCGATAACGACAACGCTATTGAGCCAAGCTTCATTAATGAACGCTTCATTAATAAAAACCTGTCCGTCTTGCAGATACATAAATAAATCCATTTTCCCGTTGCTAGGATTATAAAAAGCAAATTGTTGCGCATTAAACCCCATCACAGTGGTTACTTTTTCGTTTTTTAATTCCGCACCTATCACCATTCCTGCATCGTAAGAAACGCCATCATAAACAATCTTAACCAAGTTAGTGAAAGTTGCAGAAGCCTCGCCTTTTTTCATGTCATACTTAGCTTGTAGCGAATTCTGAGCGGCTGCCCATGACTTATCCGCTGTCGCTCTGACTTGATGGATAGACTCGGCTAAGGCTTTAGTCTCGGTTACCACATAATTGTCAACCCTGACGATTTTCGCCTTCATCTTGCCGTTTTGACGCATGAAGTACTGCGTATTGCCGTTGAGTCCCTTCGCGTTTTCCAGTATGGCCTCTGTGCTGCTATCTATTCCTTTCTTTAGCTGTTTAATGGCTTCCGTATCGTTAATTTTTTTGTCTATTTCATCAAGAATATCGCTCGCTACGCTATTTGGAAAACCTGATGCTTCAACAAACGCCGATTTACCGTAACTGTTTATCGTGCGAATATAGAAAAAATATTCATGACCAACTTTAAGATTTTCCTGTGTCCAACGTTGGCCCTGGCCGATTTTCTTTGCATTCGTGATAACTTCATTCTCAGACTTATCTTTCAGTTTTTTGTCGCTAAACCAGAATTCAAAGTTACTGCCATAGGCCGCTGAATCGGCAATTGTCGGCACGACCGTTAATGAAGACATACCCGGAGTAACAGACACGCTAACAGGGGAGGGCGGCGCTTCAATCGCAAAATCAAGAATAGTAGGCTGAGAAATTGCGCCAGCCGCGTCAACTGATCTGACTTCAGCACGGTAAGTGCCTCTCGGTAGCCCTGCAATATCAACCCGCTCTCCTGGAACCTGAATTGTCTGTATGACCTGACCATTTTCAATAACATTAACGGTGTTATACCGAACATCTGCTGCGGTGTTTTCCCAGCTCAAATAACCCTGTACAACATCGCCAATCGTCGTTGGCACAAAAGCCAGATTTATAGGTGGGGCGACTCCCCCTATGGGTAATTCAGTAAACGGCGGGGCTTTAGAAGGTTTACCGATAATATCTTCGTAAATATAAGCACCGTCTTCCTCTAACAGAATTTCTACGCCCTCTTGCGGGTGAAATTTCCACTCTGCTATACGAAATTCAGCATCCTTAATACCAAGACTGGGTAAGTTAAGCAAAACAACATCACCAGGCCGATAAGCATAACCATCCAGATTCATGGTAAGCTGAACCCTGCGACCCGCGCGCTTTTTGCGTAAATAAAGATTGGCTAAACGCTGTGCCTGATAAGGACTGGTGACAAAGCGATAATCGATATTTTCTTTAATTTCCAGCCCGTCTTCATCAACCCACTCCTGTACAATCACCGGCGGGAAATCTGTTTTGATATATTGTTGCTCAGCATCAATAAACGTACCGTATATCGCATTAGTCGCTTCGCGCAGGGACAATTCAGGGGTAATATTGACGGTATCAATGATTTGGTTGGCTTCAATACGCAAAGTAGCCGGTCCGTTATAAGACTGCATTAAAATGCCGTGCTTACCCGCGATATAAGTGGGTTCTGCCGCAATGCATTTGTGCATATTATCTAGCACTGAGGCGGGTGACTCGGATAAATCATAAGCACCGTTCAGGGTATAGCGGGGTTCAGTACCATCCGCCGTTTTAGTCGACTCATCACACAAGTCAGCCGCTACTTTAAACGCCGAAAAATCAATATCGGTATCCGGTACCTTTAAGTAACGACGATAGTAATCAAGAATAACCAGTGCCCCATTATTGCTCCATGTCGTTTTATGGGTTCTTGGATCAAAAATCTCTTTGCCCCAAATTTCAACTTTTATATTAGGGATACCTTGTGGGTACTTCTCATCATCATGGTAAAGGGTAAATCTTAACCATGCCAGCCCCCTGCCAATCATATCCTTTTTCCAGCTAGGCGCCTCTCTGAGTAAATAAGGATCGGCATCTTTCCTGTCGTTATGCAGTTCGTACTCAGCCGCTTTACCAAAAGAATCTATCAGATCATCATTAAACCAGATGCGACCAACACGACTGATTTTATGTCCGGCCAGTGCAATGGCCATATAGAGTATGTAATTTATTCCGCCTATAACTGGAATTTTAACTTTTTTAGTTTCAGCAAAAAAGAGTAATCCTGAACAGACTGTTTTACCCATGATGACGACTTCTGATGCGGACGCCGAACGTAATATTTGCTTACGTTCGGCTTGATCGCGCGCAGGATCAGGCGGCTTTTGTTGGAACAACAATGATCCCGCCGTTTGAACGGCAAGACCCGCCGCAATTAACCCCAACCCCAATCCACCGGTAGCAATTACGCCCGCTATCATTAATCCGGCACCAATAATACCGGTAATCGAGTTTCCAACGCTGCCTGGCATTACGTCACCCTCCATGCCATCACGATTTTTTTATCAACCGGTCTTGCGCCATGGTCAGTAACTGCCCAGATTTTACCCGCCCAAATGACTCCCATGGTCAACCCCTCATCACCATCAAACATCACAATGTCCCCCCGTCCTGCTTCCCCATCCTGGAGCACATTGAAAAACAGCCCCCAGAAATACTGAAGTGTGCCAAATTCATTTTTCAATAGCCGAAATGCACTCGCTTTGCTGTTATAACGCCCCCGAACGGATGAACACGGATCAAAGTCACAAATAGCTATTACGCAGTCAGCCGTAAATAAACAGCAGTCATGCTCACCCCATGAAAAAGGGCGACTCATCGCCGCCCTTAAAGTTTGGGGTAATCTGGTTACCCAATTTTTATGTCGCATTTTGATATCAATTAAAATTTAGAACCGGAAACCTGCACCAAGCATCCAGGTGCCGACTTTAAAATCACCGAATCTGGTGTATTCATAAGAGGCATCAATGGCAATATTTTCCACTGGATTAAATTGCAAACCAACACCACCAACTAATCTGCTTTCAGAACCACTTTCGCTATCATTAAATGTTTTTACTTTCGCTTTACCATGTGCAATACCAATTAAGCCATACGCACTCATATATTCATTAAAACGATAAGCGGGCCCGACACTGAGTGAGTAGTAATCGATATCGACGGTTGAATAATCAGAAAAATAATAACCTTTATGCGTATAAGCAAATGAACCCATCACACCCCAGTTATCATTGAACTCATGACGGGCTTTAATATTGAAACCTTTTGCACTATCATTAAGGTCAAAATTTACATCACCAACACTGACCTTAATGTTACTTTGCGCATAACCCATTGATAGGGTATTATTTCCTTCCGCATTAGCGCTAAATGCGATAAATGTAAGAATAGAAGCTATCGATGATATCAATAATATTTTTTTCATTTTTTTCCTGCTATTACTAAAAATAAATGATTAAAACAAAGCAACATAATTTGCATTGCGTATCGCAAATTATCATATAAGTTTATTCGTATTACATTTAAAATCTATTTCAAAATAGATATATTTGAAATTATTTACTTATAAACAAACCCCGGTGAATCCTTTTTACCACCCCAATAAATCGCCCGCTCAGCCATTTGCGCCACATATCTGAAGATACGGTCGTCACTTTTCCGTTTGCGCCATGACTCATCCGTGAATCTGTCCGGTAGCCCCATCGACCAACGTTCAAAACGATTGGATACGGTCACCGCTACTGCATTTTCTTCACCGCTCGAAACGCCAATATGCGAAATTTGTCCGGCAAAAATCACTTCAGCAATCTCTGGTTTTCCTTCCGGATTGATGGCAACCAACATTAAACGAACATTTCTGCCGCGACTGCGTTCATTCATCACATCACCGACCAGCATCGAGTCAAAGCCAGAAAGGGATAATATTAATTGCTGTGGACTGGTTGTATTTTCCTCTTTTACATTTTCAACTGCACCGAATTTTCCAACACCCTCGTAAACTTCACCCGCAATAATGATATTGCCAACACCGGTATGATTTCTAGCTACCCCTGACTTAAAATCTAATCTTGCAGCCATGACTAATTCATATCCGTCATTAATCGCTTTAACCATGTTGTTAGAAAAAGGATGGTATAACATCAGTAAAGCGCCTCCTCAAACTCCAAAGTAACATGAGTAAACACGCCTGGACGATACTGAAAACCACCCTGATCATTAGTCGTCAGTTTAAAAATGCCAAACGGTGACAGGGTTTCTAATTTATCATTAACTTTTGGCGCATATCGCAGCATCGGTGAAATGGGAATTGACGCATTACCGTTAGTATCACTGAAGACATTATCCGTAACTATTTTCAGCTCATCGCCAATCGTTAAATAATCCCCTTTTCTGATGACAATTAAATTTTTTTTCCAGCCTCGGGTAAGCAATATCCTGCCGGTTTGGTTTGCGGTACGAATTGCCGGAACGCCTCTTTCCACCAATCCTTGCCGTAGCCAGTGACTAATTTTAACCCGACCACTTTCGCCATCCAGCTCCGCAGTTAAGGCTTCCAGTTGACGGGAAAGTTTCTCGACCAGATTATTAAATGTCAGCGTGCAACGCCAGCGGCTACCTGGATATCTGACCGTTTGTGCACTGCCGGTAAAAGTTGAAACAAAGGTTTTACTATTGCTAACCAGTTGCCAATTCATTGATGAAGGTACAACCTCTTTTGGCCATTCAATAACCGATGCCATCAGTTAACTCCCTAAAAGTTTCCGTATACGTCCATTAGTCGCAAAATCTCGCTGAATGCGTGCAATCGCATCATCTGCTCCCTGTTTTGCTGCGCGTTGGGTTATTTCTCCAATGACTTTATCGCCATTACCGGTCACATTGATTATCTGATGGATATGAACCGCTGTATTACCTGGTGTCTGCGATGAATCCCCTAGTGACCGTACACCTAGCGAACCATCCCGCCCTCGGGTCAGTGGCATAATGGCCTCCGGCCCTGCTTCACCCATTAACCCGACTCCTTTAGCAAACGGGAATAACGTCGGCGAATCAACAACGGTATTACGGTAGGCACTTAAGCCCGAAGATTGATAAACTCCGCCAAGGGCATTGACTTTTATACCAAGAAAATTACCCAGCCCAGTGCCACCTAAGCTTGATTCCAGGGCTTTAAACACCATCATTTTAACAATCATGCGGGTAATATCATTAACGACAGACTGAGCAAAATCAGAAAAGTTAAATTTGCCTGTCGTCACAAAGTCAGCCAGTGTGTTTGACATGCCGTCGAAAGCGTTTTTAGTAATGTTTCGCATATTATCAAACACGTTTTCTGTTTCCGCACCAAAATCCTGCCAGCCTTTGGCTACACCTTTCCTCCCATCTTGCGCCACCTTCGCCTTACTTAATGCAGCAGCTCTCACTATCTCAATTTGTTTTTGTTCTTCTTGCGTTAAAAACTGCGTCTGTTCTGCATAAAGTTGGGAAGTCTTATCAGATAATTCTTTTTCTAAATGATATCTGCGTTTATCAAAATCCTCATGAATTTGCTCTTCTTTTTGTCTCAATTCATAAGCAGATTCAGACATGGTACTTTTTAAAATTTCATTCTGGGCATCCCGTCGTAACTTTGCGGTTGTACTCGCTATTTCAAAGTTCTGGCCATCAAATTGTTTTCTTAGTTCCTTCAGTTTTAATTCACGCTCCAATCCGGCGTTGATTTGCAACTGCGTCCGAATTTCATCCGCATGAACTAACACGCTCTTCTGCGATGCATTGAGCGTTTGCCCTTTTAATCGAGTGAGTTCTTGCTCAAAGACTGCCAACTTACGCTCTGAATCGAGGAGCTTTTCATTTTCCATTAATTGCGCTTGTAAAGTCGCCGTTTGTTGTTGCAGTTGCTCAATTCGCTGACGCCCTGCATCAAGGGTTTCACCGGACGTTTTTTGCGGGGATGCGTACAGTTTGTCGAGGCCTTTCAGCGCCTGCGCATATTCACTTAACGTTAGGTTACCGGCTTTATAATATTGATTTATTTCCTGCTGTACCCTCGCCCTTTCTTTTAGCGGGTCTTTACCCGCATTAATCGCCGCATTAATTTGTGCAGCGGTTTCGATGGTATGAATGGCGAGCTGACTTTCCGTTTTAATTTGTGCTTTGCGTTCTTCCAGTTGCCTGGCATAAATCGCATTTTCCTTGTCCTTTTCTTTTTGCAACACCTGATTATACAGTGTCAGACTTTGCGTTGATGCCGCCATTAACACGTTAAAACTGCCGCTCAGATCATCGAGTGATCTTTTATGCGCCTGCGTTAAGCGCTCGCTTTCTTTAGTATTTTCCTGATTCTGTTTTTCGTAGGCATTTCTTGCAAGCGCTTTGGCTTCTTCAATTTGTCCCCGTCTTTCCAAGGCAGCAATTTGCTCGTAAATCGATTGCGTTAATATCACACCCTCAGCCGCGTAATTTCGCAAGGCTTTTAACGGTTGGTCACCGATTGCCGATAGCTTGCTGACCAACATATCGACGCTACCGCCCGACTCCTCAAGTTGAGCCCCAAACTCCGCCACGTCTTCCAGTAGCTTACCGCTAAACCCTGCACTTGCGGCAGAAGTCACCGCTTTATAGGCTTCGGCTGTCCCGCCTAGTCGATCTGCTAACAGATTCAATTCAACCGTTGTTGTCGATAAAAATAATCCGCCTTTTTGAAGGGCTGCATAAAAAGACTTCTGCCTTTCTTCCGCTTCCTTAAACTGCGAATACAAATAAAATACTGACCCTGCGGTTGCCATCAAGCCAACATTGAGCGGCCCACCCATCAGATTAATAAGGTTACTGAAAGCGCCCGTTATTCCTCCGGTTACGCGCTGCAAAGTGGATAACTCAGTGTTTGCAGCGGCAAGTTGCTGCTTGGCTAAAGCTAATTGTCGCGTGCCCGTCGTTTCCGCTGCTTGCGCTGTCGTTAATTGCGCAGAAGCGGCGGCGGCTTTTTGATTTGCGCTGACTTCAGCCAGATTTGCTTCGGCGATCGTTCTGGCGTTTGCCGCATTTTGCGCCGCATATGCCTTTTCAATTTCAGCCGTATTCAGTCCATTTTGGGCGTTGACCGCGCGCATCTTCTCAAGGTATTCATCAGAAGCCAACGCCTGTTCACGCTGCGCGATAGCCTGTGCTTTCATGGCTTGCGCGGTTTTTAATCCCTGCTGCGCACGGGTGGCATCTGCTTTGGCAGCCTCAATCGTAGACTGTGCATAATCTACCGCACTTTGTGCAGAGTCTTTCGCCATCTGCCGTTGAGTATCGAAAGTCGTGCCATGCGCTGAGCCAAACAATCGTTCAAAAGCGGGCACCAACGCGTTTGAAATCGTACTGGCAGCTACATTGCTGCCAGAAACCAGCTCAGTTAACACATGGTGAAGTTGCCAAAACCTTGTGCCGCTTGACCGCTAGAACGCTTTGCTTGTGTGGCCATTTGTTAATGGCGCGAGCACTTGCATTGAGCCAGTTTCAACCTGACGGGTGAATTTGCGTGATTCATTCGCGGCGGTACTGTACGCATCCGTTAGCTGCGCTTTGAAGCTGGCGGCATTTAAATGCAATGCTACAGCCAGACTGGCGACATCAGCCATTTAATATCCTCATAACGTTATTACATTGTTGATTAACATCATTATGTGCAATGACTTCATTTTCCGTAATATCTGCGCCTTTGAGTTCACTTTCCAGCAGAAAAAACGCTTGCCAGTGCGTCAGTATTTCGTTCGGTAAAGCTGCGATTTTGCGCGGGTCAGGTTCACCCCATCTATCCGCAAGTTGAAAAAGAAAGCGTAAGCGAGCGGAGTCGGTTAGTTTTTTTTAGCACCATCCAGACTGCCACAGCTAAATTGCTGAACAAATTTGAGGGCTTCAATTAATGATTGCGTGGATTTGGTAGCGATTAACTCCTCTGCGGTAGGCAATTCTTCAGTGGGTAAGGGTTTCCCTGCTTTATCGCAAAGTGTTTTTAAAATCAGGTTTGCTCCCGCAATACTTGCCTGTGTGTTAGAGCCGCTGTCTTGCGCCTGTTTTAACGCTTGCTCATACGTATCAAGCTCAGCAATGGTTAAGCGGCGCAGATAAACATCAACATCAAAAATAGCGTGTTTTTCAACATAACTATCCGGTGCCAATAAGCGTGCTTTAAGTGATGACATGCTATTTACCTTATCCTTTTTCTTCTAGTGCTTTGACACGTTTAGTGAGCGCATCAAGTTCTGATGACAAATCCTTACCCGGTTCGCCTTTATCGCCTTTATCGCCCTTATCTCCTTTTTTGGGTAACGTATTAAGTGCTTCAAAGTTGTCATTGGTTTTACTAAAAGCATCACGTAAGGTGTCACCCGTTCCATCATCCGGTTTTGTGCCAATATTGATTTTTTTGATTTCTATCATCAGTTTACTTTCCTCTTGGTATTATCCGCCGTAAATTTCGTCGTATCGGCGGTTAAGGCTTTGGGGGGGTACTGTTCCCCAGGTGAGATTATTCTGTTTGCCTTTCACCGTAATTTGAATGACTTCACTGGCTGGCGCACTAATCTCATTCATCTCCCAGCCTGACAGGGCCAAGATCATCGTGGCTGTCCGTTTGTTGGGTAGCTCAATATAAAGTTGGACGGTTTCTCTATTTTGTGCCGCATTTAAAAATGCCGTAAAATTTTCATTTTCGGGATCATCAATAAATCCGAGCGATTTCTCAGGGCCTTCAGGCAAATCAGCTATAAACTGCTTGTTCCGATCTATAAGTGTTGTGCAGTCTATAAAGCTTCCTGTTAATCCTGTTGCGCCTATTGCTCTACAGGTATCCAGAAGTTTCATTGCAGTCACTGCATCCCCTACTTTACCAAATTTAACCACTGCGCCTGCGGGGAGCGTAGCATATTCTGGCGAGGTTTTGTTTTCAGACATAATAACTCCTATTCGTTAACGATGTTTTTCAATGCTGGCGCGAATTTCTGAGGCTAAGGTATTAAGGATAAATTCACGGTGATAATCCAATGCGGGTCGAATGAAAGGTCGTGCTATCTGTTTAACTGTGCCAAACTCTTGCGCGCGCGCTTTCATCATGTGTTTTTTTGAAGGCCCCACTCTAACGGTCATCACAGTTTGAGTGTGGCTATCCTTCATTTTATCTGTTGTCCGTATTTTGATACTCTCGCGCATATGCTCACCTAGATTGCCTACATCAAAACCCGCATGGGCTTTCATATCGGCGAGCACGGGTCTCATTGCTTCACTCCCTGCTTTTCGTAAAACCTTAACCGCAATTTGATCGCCTAATTTTTTTAATGCATCTTCAAGCTCACTTAAGCCTTTCACTTCTACTCGATTTCTCATTTTGCATCCTCGGCATAGGTCAGTATGAAATCACGCGTGATCCGATAGCAGGTTCGGTTTTCTGTCAGTTCTTCCCTGTCCTGAATTAAGTTACCGCGTTCAACATGTTGTACCGGATAGTCACCCAGATAACCGTGTTCAATTTTTCCCCATTCCTCCTTGATTTTTTCGCTTAGCCAGAGGGCTTTTTCATAATCATTGAGTAACTGAACTGTTATCTGATATCGCGCCTGTACGAGCGTTGTTTTTGCTAACCCCGTAAATACTTTCGGATCACTGATACGCTGATAAATGACCCCTTCAAGCTGTTTTGAAGGAAGTTGAAGGGGGAAAGCATCTAATCCCGTAATACGGCTTAAGTCTTTTTTAATATCATTTTCTATCATGGCGGATATTTGCTTCTGTGGTAATAATGAGTCGATCAGGTTGATTACGATCTAATGCTCTGACGGTAAAGCGACGTTGCCGATATTCAACCAGCCAATCAATATCAATATCGTTTCGGGGCCTTAACGTAAAACGTAAGGTTTCAATGACCTGTTCTTGATCAGCCGTGCGAATTTTCCGATTAGATATCGACTCCGCATGCGCCCAAACGGTGTTAACCGCTTCCATTTCAGTATACGGATCGCCCAAAGGACGATATTTTGTGATAGGCCGATACAAGGTAATGCGTTTATTAAGTTCGGCGGCTAACATCCTTCCCTCTCATCGGGTATATCCTATAATCGTTTAAAATTTCGTAAAATCCAGGGGGAATTCTTTTTAACTCCCGCGTGTCATACCAAAAGCCTACCGCCAATATCAATGCCTGTTTAATCAACGGCGTTATCACTAATTGGGTTGCGTTTTGCGTATTTTTCTCTGAATCAGATAATGAACGGTTAAGGTAGTTTTCTGCTTTTTCTTTGGCAGCAGCAAGGTACATCAATAAAAGCGCATCTTCCTCATCCGTATCAATACGACACTGAAGATGTAAATCATCAAGCGTAGGTAACATGCCAAACCTCAACTTTTGCAAAAGGGGCATATTGCCCCTCTTAAATTAACCACCTGCTCCACTGGCTTTGCCCTTCAATAATTTAATCGCATTACTATCCACTAACATAGAACCTACTCTTTTTGTCGTATAAAAATGAACAAACGGTTTATTGGTATAGGGATCTCTCAATACCCTGACACCAATACGATCTAAAATGGTATAGCAACGTTTAAAATTACCAAAAGCAACCGGAACATTGCCCGCACCTAAATCCGCAAACTGTTCATTTTCCGCAATACCGTAACCCAATAAAGCGGAGGGTTGTCCTAACTGCAAACCAGGTTGCCACAAATAATTACCTTGTGAATCTTTTAATGTTCTTACCTGAAATAATGTCTTATTATTCATCATAAACCGGGCATTAGTACGATAAGGTTTACGCAAGGTATAAATGAGTTGCATGATTTCATCAGCGGTAATTTCTGATGGTTTTTTAAGCATCAGGTGTTGCAGCGTTCCCCATTCACGTTCCTTATCCGCTTTTTCATCGCTCCCATAGGCTAACAATCCTTTCGGTTTTTTTTGACCATCACCGGATGTAAATGCCTGTTCTTCCTGTTGAGCAAACTCCTGCGTCAATTCTGACACGATAAATTGTTCAACATTAAAAAAACTGTCATCAAGCATTCTTTGGGTAGCAGCTGGATTACCATAAATTTCACCCCAGACAGGTTCAATAACCCCTAATTTCGATGTCGATGTCTCCGGACGCTTATCCGTTTCACCGACCCAACCACTTGTCGTTCCGCCTTTATTAATTAACTTTTTATAATCGGGGGTACCAACCGTTAATACCTGACATTCCTGGCGCATCACAATTTCATCCCCCAACGCCTTGATGATATTGCGGTCTAATTCCTCAGGTACTGCATACCCCCCGTCAGGGTCTGTGGTCGTTTGCATGGCTTTTTTTTCAAGTTCAGCGAGTCCCTCTTCTTTACCTTTGCGGATGAACAGCGAAAAAGCCAATTTATGATCATTTATACTCTGGTTGCTTCTCATTGCCTCAGGACGTTTTAACGCCACTAATTCTTCTTCAAGCGAGGATTTTAACGCATCGAGTTCACTGAGTTTAGCATTCAGTGTTTCAACATTTTCCGATAGCTTACCCTTCTGCGCTTCAATAGCCTCAATACGTTTATCATTTTTTTCTTTAAATTCGTTAAATCGGTTTTGTAGCTCTTGTGCTACCAGTTCAACATCTTTTTTGTCTATTGGCATAATTTACCCTTATCTTTTAAAATATAATGGATTTCAAGGCCGCTAACAGATCGGTTTCAACGTCTCGCTGAGACAACGCAAGGTAGCCTTCCGCCATGAATTTTTTTGCTTGTGTTCGAGAAAGTCCAACATCACGCAGGACTCGTTCAATCTCTTTTGGTGCGGGATTTGACCTTGCGCAAATACTGATTTGATCGTATTAATCCTTGCTTCATCGTTCGCTGGAAAGGTCACTAAACTCACCTCCCATAAATCTATCTCTTTAATCAAAAAGACCCCTTTAGTGCGTTCGTATTCGCCATCTTTAAGCACATACCCAATAGAAAGGCCGGATAGTGATCCGGCCTTCATGTGCGCATGGGCTCGCTTGGCTAAGGGGTCATCTTCAATGAGCAATTTTCCTTTGACAAATAACCCTCTTTCATCCTCCCACATTTCGGTATAGACCCCTATCGGTTCATCCATGCGGTGCTGCCAAAGAAGGGCAGGAAAACTATTTTTACATCGCCAATGCGTTAGTGATGTTTCAAATGCGCCTCGCATTACGATGTCATCAAAACTATCTTTACACCAAAACAGAACCATAGCCGGAAAACTCACCCGATTCAGTCACTGATTTTAGACTCAGCGGCATATCAAACCGCTGTTTTATCATTATTGTCATTCGATTTATCCTCGCTAAACTCGGTAAGACTGGGTTTTGTTGTCATGTTCATCGGCGTTAAATAAATATCACCGCCTTCACGGGGTTAAGCTCCTCCAGTTCGCGGCATTCATTTGGGAATAAATTCCCAATTAATTCCCGTTGCGTAAGCTGCAAACCGTGATTTCATATCACCACGTAATAACGCCCCAGTATTGAACTTAGCATAAAAATTTTTCTGTTTTTTTTCAGCGATTAACCCGATATTTATTCGCTGTTCAATGCGCGTTAGATAAGGAACCAGCGAATAGTTGATAAAACCAATACCCAGATTCTCAATATTATTAAACGTGGCTCTATCTGTATTTTGCACCATGTGCAACGGAACGCGAAAAATACGGCAGATTTCTTCCAGTTGAAACTTGCGCGTTTCCAAAAATTGAGCATCCTCCGCTGACAAACTAATTTGTTGCCACTTCAATCCCATTCTAAGGATCATCGGTTTATGCGCATTCTCAAGGCCTTGATGGCGGACTTCAAAGTCATTTTTAATCGCTCATAAGCGTCATCTGTCAAATATTGTTCCGTTTGTAAAACCCCACTTGTCACTGCCCCATTTCCAAATAGACGTGAGCCATGCTCTTCTGTTGCTAGTCCAAGACCGATGGCTTGACGTGCATACGCAATTGGACTCAACCCTATTAATCCATCCAATGTAAAATGCGAACATGCCATATTTCATCCTGACTCAGAATACGGCTTGTTCCATCTGGCAACGTGACTTGATATTCAATACCCCATTGAGGATTTAGCGTTGGTGCGACACTGTCAGGACTTAATGGAAGTAACTCAACCACTTCGCCTAAGGCCTTAACCTTATAGGCATAAAATTGCCCTCAGACACAAACTCGTTATTAATAATTCCCAAAACTCTTGTGAAGTCATATACCCATTTGGTTTTGCTGATAATAGCTGATGAAGCCTTTCTTTCGTGGCGCGTTGATTGCATTGTGTCGTTCGCTCATACAGGGCACAAGGCAGCATGCCGACAGATTCTGCTAATACTCTGACACAGCTAAATACCGCGGTTAGCTGCATAGCCAACCTAGGACTGACTCTACGACCGGCGTAAGTATCGTAAGAAAGCCCCACCAGATGACCAAGTTCCTGTGAAGTTATGTCACTTTTTTTGCTAAAAGTCCTGGAAAACATAATGCCTCTTATTGTTTGATTTTTCGACTCATCATGTACGAAACCAAAAATGACCACAGTAAACAAAGAATACCGCCAACAATAAAACCAGCGGCGGGCAGCAATAACCAGGCACCGAAAGCCAATAAAATGGCACCAATAATGCCTGTGATAAATGAAAGCAGTGTTAATGTCATTGTGTGATCCTTAAAGCGATCCTCAGTCCGTGGGAACTAATAATTTCAGAAAGCGAAGGTTGATGGTTCCCCCATTGACTAATAATCGACTCATTGCGGTAAAAGCGCACAAGGGCCATCAATCTTAGCTTCTGCCGTTGACTTATTTGGGAAGATGTTGTCATTCTTGTCAGGTCTTACCGTCACATTAGACATCATCCAGTTCATTACAGGGTGCTGGTTGTGGTGCAATTACCGGCATATACCAATGCTTCCACTGCTTTCATTGCTTCTGACAGATTTCTGACTGTTTGAGAAACTTCAACCAGTGGTAGGCCTTCTTCTGCGAGCGATAAGCCAAATTGCGTTGCACTCCAGGGATCAAATCCAATTTCTTTTAATGTTTGTCCTGAGACCCACGTAATGATTTCCTCTTTGATTTGATTGTGATCAACCACTTCACCATCAGTCAGGGTTAATACCCCCATCGCTGACCATTTCCGATAGAGTTCTGCGATTTGTCGAGAACAACGCGCTAGCCTGTCTTCTGGCAGCCAGAACTTGGCATCAGTATGAACATGACCATTGTTTGCCTGCCAAACTTTGACGGCCGCACAAATATCAATTTTGTTAGCTAAATCAACACCGACCCACATCGGATAAGTTTTTAACTCGTGCATTGGGGCGACAGCAGAGAGATCTGTCCATTTGAGCATATCCATCCAGGTTGACTCCGCACTCACCCAAACGTTGGCGTGCTTGGTTATAAAATTCGTCCTGGCTGAAACCTGCTCCTGAGCTTTTTTGCAAGGCGGCGCATATCATCCCATCGCTTGCAAATACCTAATCCAGGATTGGCTTTTTGCCACATCTTCTCGTCAAACGGATCATCTTTCTTGTCTAGGGTATAAATAATGCCAAAGAAGGAATCGTCTTCAACCTGCCCCTGTAAAACCTTGATGGCATAATCGCGTAATTCGTAGCATATGCCTTCTTTATTAAATCCAGCGGTGGTAATACCGAAGAGCAAGGATTGTAATCTTGCACCTGTTGCCGTCTCCAATACGTCCCAAACATCGCGCGTTTTGTGTGCGTGCAGTTCATCGACAATACCGCAATGGATATTTAACCCGTCCAAATTATTTGCATCGCTGGATAGTGGTTCGAATTTTGAAGCGGTGACTTCTTGATAAATCGCTAATTTATTGAACTCAAAACATTGACCAAGGGTATGTTTAGCCTTCCTTATCATGTTTTTTTGCATCTTCAAAGACAATGCGAGCCTGATCACGAGTCGTGGCGGCTGAATAAACCTCTGCGCCACCTTCGCCGTCTGATCCGGTCATATAAAGTGCAATACCTGAAGAAAGCGTTGATTTGGCATTCTTACGGGCGACTTCGTTATAGGCGGTACGAAAACGTCTGACCATCACGACTCGTCCACTGCCATCATTACGGATTACCCTTTCCCCCGTTTGTTCATCGACTAAAGGGATAACAAATCCAAAAATATTGATTAGGATAAAAATATGCCAATCCATCAATTTTATAGTTTGACCGGCAAGATTACCTTTTACATGGGGCACAAACTGATAGAAATTAAGGATATGTTGTGCGCGGGGGAAGCTAAAATAGATACCCCGTTCTTCACCATGCTCAAGGTCATTCAAAAAGCGTTGACACGCCAATCGTACATATTCACATGCGATGATATCACCCGACACAACGCGTTGTGCATAGCTAATGCCTTCCGCTACTTTTGCCATTAGTCTATCCTGCTTTTCAAAAAATTCGACAAACGGATTCATTTCGTTTGCAGCCTTACTGTTTACTTTGACCTGCTAGCGGGGTCATGCCGAATTCAGCTTGCATCTGCAATGCGCTTCCACGCATCGGCCATCATGGCTACTTGCGGATGTGGACGGATCATGACGTTACCGTCAGTGGATGTTGTCTTGTAGGTCTCGCCTTCTTTGTCAATAACATCTGGATGTTTTCGCCATTCGACATACGCCCCAACCAGCAATTCCAAAGCCATACCATCGATAGCAGTAATAACACCTATCGCATCTAGCCGTTCGCAAAGAACCTTAAACCAGTAGCGTTCTTGCTTGTTAAAGTGTTTTGGTGTTGGGGAACCCCTTTTCGGTTTTGGGCTCATTTTTATTAATTGCCCTTTTGAAGGATTACCCTTATCAAACGTAGATGTGTCGGTGTTTTGGGGTCCAGACATAATTTAAAATTCCTATTAATCGCGCAATTGGGATACCTATAAAAGGTTTTCTAACCTGCGGTGGTGTAAAAGGCAAATCGGCGGTTCCCAAAGGTAAAGAGAGAGCGATTTTACCCGCCCCTCCCTCGCTTTTCTCTTGCTGTATTCGTGCGATGGCATGGCCAACATAACGCTTGCAAGTTACTTTCTGCATCATTGCCGCCTGTTGCTTTTGCGAGAATATGGTCAACGGTGGTTGCGGTTATCAATCGCCCTTCAACTAAACAGCCCTGACACAAAAATTTATCACGTTTTAATATTTTTTTACGGAGATGATCCCACTTTGTACCATAGCCCCGTTGATGACGGCTTTTACCTTGCTGATAATTTTCCCATCCTTGGTTTCGATGAGCATCACAATAACCACTGCGTTCAGTTGTTGTCTTAGCACAACCGGGTTTGCGACAGGCACGGGGAATACGTGGCGGCATAGTCCTCCTTAAGCATTCACTTCTTCTGCTGACCGATAAATGTAATCTTTTAAATGTATATCAGGCGCATCAACTATCATCTCATCAGTCACAATGAAAGAGGCCTTAACACGTGGAATTTCCTGCGGTTTACTCTCTATAACCGTCGATTCCTGATTAGAGAGTATCTTGCCATTAACGGTAAGTGCATAGCCTTTAAACACACCCCTAATAAACAGTTTTGATAATTTTATCGATGTCTCTTTTTCATCATTGATTTGTTTATCTCTTGCTTTTTTCGCGCCTTCTCGAGCACCTATATTACAAGCCTCTTGTACTGCCATTTGCAAACTGGCTGGATATGTTTTCTTCGTTAATTGACCCCATTTGTTGCATCAAATTAGCAATACCTTCCACACGACCTTCTCATTTAATGAGATCACTATCATCAGCCTTTATTCTTACTCTAATTTCTGGTGCATTTTTTTCAGACATAGCTCACCTATTTCAAATTAATGGTAATCTTTAATAATTATTTCCAACTGAATGGTGGCCAACCTGTTAAACCACCACATAGCAAGCCAAAAATAAACGTAATTATTGGATAAAGGAGCCACCAATATTCATGAATGATTTGATAAAAATCCTGCAACTTTACTCACCTCTGATTAGTTTATTAACATTCTTTTTGGGCTTATATATTGGTAACAAACACGCCATAGGTAGAGATAAAAGACAAGAGTTTAATGAACGTGCTGAACCCATAATTGACTATTTTGATTATATGCAGTCATGGTTTGAACAACGGGTTTTACTACTGCATTCCTCTTACCAGAATCTCCATAACATGCTTAATGCGACGGTTATCTAAAAGACAACAGAAACGCTTCGAAGCTTTAATTTGTCAATATCAATCGACTTTTAATCAGCTCAAGCATGAAAATCCAGAACGGATGAGGCATACAATTTATTATTAAAACAGGTGGCAGATATAAAACTATTTTTACGCTTAAAATAAATCAAAATTAACCACTACACTGTGTTTTGATGTACTGCTGTAGATATTCCGTCTGCTTTTCGTTCTCAGCTATCATCTCTGAGATGGAAATAATCCTGTCGAGCTGCCTCACCAAGTTGTGGGCTGGCTTCATCATATCGGCTCTTGGCGGTAGCGGTTTTGGATGCACGACACACGGCGTTGACACGCAACCGCTTAGTGCCAGCGCGAACAGTATCATGCAGCTTAGCAATTTCAGCTTTGGCATTATTGAGTTTCAGTGTGTTGAATATCCAGTTGGTGCAAAGCATCGATTTTTTGCTGCTGTAATTTCACCGCTTCAATTTGTGCGTGATATTCCTGTTTTAGTGTGTGGTATTGTGTTTTCAGATTTTGTAGTTTGATAAGACAACGCTGAGATAAATCATCAATCCAACAATGATTATCAAGATGGGTGTGACAGGTCGCCAAAACATATTACGCTCTCTATTTCCTGCGGTTCATTAATCCTTTCCATTTTCTACCATCAACATGAACCCATCGTCTCATTTCATCACAAGCGCCTTTTCGGTCATTAGCGTTGAGCTTTTGAGTAATGTCGATTTGGCAAAATTTCCCACGCCCACGTTGTAAGCAAATGAGTAAAGGGCTGCCTGAGTCAGTGTATTGATATTGACCTTAACCAGCGGGTCAACATAGCGTTTAACCGCCCTTAAATCGTCATCGCCATTTATCGCAGTCTTTTGCGTGTACGTCCGATTACGCTCAATATCGTTACCTGTGCCCATAACAGACAGAAAGCACACCGCCACCATCAAAATAGGGCTTAAGTCTCAACCCTTCGAAATGCGTTATCATGCTTGATGCCAGAAACAACGCGCTACCGCCTGTTGCCATCAATATTTTTTTCGGTATCTTCATACTGACGCTCTTTGAGTTTGTACTCCTTTTTGCGGTAGTACACGTTGATAAAAAATGTCCCTATCGTGCAGCCGATACCCATCACCGCAACCCACTGGTCAAGGGTTAAGAAATCAAAAATCGTTGTTATAACGCCACCGATGGAGGTCATGATGCCCCACAGATAGGCCGCAGGTGTTGAGTATTTTTCAGACATGCGCATATACCCTCCCACTGAGGGTTCCATTGCTTTGAATTATTTGTTAAAAAAGAGGAGGGCATAAATTTTTCATGATAATTTTCCAAAAAAGAATTCAAAGCATCAAATAGATATTTGAGATAAACTTTCAATTCAGCCCAGAGTAACCAATCTAAGGGATGGCTAATTTATAATAGCTTCTAATATAAAATTATCCTTTACCAAGACTTTGTCTATGACTGCTTGTTGATAAGTAACTTTACAATTTGGTTTAAAATTGGATGTTGCATTTTCTACATGGGTTAAATCTAAAGCATTTTGAAGAATAGCATTAACACTATGTTCTGATTTAATACAGCAGTTCACCTTATTCATCTCTGTGAACTGTTTTTCCAATTCACCTATTCTACTTTCTAATACTTCCATACGTTCGTCCATACTTTAGCCTCATGTTTAACAATTGAACAGGGAGCCAGCCGCCTTACTCATTTAGGCTATTTTATCTGTCAGTTTTGCGGTGGCGTAAACGAAAAAACCATCATCAGGGAGGAGTTAAAAATTCGTAAGTCGATCTTTTTTTGCTCAAGAATATAATAACGACATATAGTGTATATTTTGAGTAGTAGACACTATATATATATAGGAATCCCTGATAGCGATAACTATCAGGGACAGAAGATAAAACGACAAGGTTTTACATGTGATCACGCATTTAGTTTATTCCACTTGATGATCTGTGTAAAGCCCTGTTTATATACAGGACTAATTATTAATGAATTTCTTACACAAAAGAATGCAATTAAACACAGGTGACACTGTTGTTATAAATTGTACCCATCAATGCAACATACTTATGACAACAGACTCTGAATTTAATAATTATCGTAATGGAAGAACATTTCATCATCATGGCGGTGGCGGATTTTTTAAAAGACTACCTGCTCAACTTACTGTTCCGCATAATGGATATTGGAACATAACACTAGATCTTGGTGGAGGCTCAGCTACCCTCAGACATTCTATATCTGTCATTCCAGCACATTAACTCCGCTCTAGACTGTTCTAGTGCATATTCCAGGGCGGATATAATTTCATGTTGCGTTCCGTCCTTCGTATATCCCTTTGATGCCATGCCTTCACCTTTTTCAATGTTTCTATACCAAACAACTTCATTTTTATTTTTTATAATAATCCGCATACGATACCTGTGACATTACCTTATATGTACCCTACGAGCTTATAAAAAGTAGTGCACAAACAAGATATAACTATTTGGGTAACAACAAAACTAAAAAAGAAAACCCCGCAAAAAGCGAGGTGAGCAAAAAAAAATAATTAATCGAGGTTTTATTTATCAGCGTACATTTCTGCTGGACGCAAAAATTCATCATGGGCACTTTAGCATACCTTTTGCGGCCGCACTAGTGTTTGATAACCGTTTGTGTGATATTTGTACAATATGTCGATATCTAATTGAATATCAAGGGTTTCTAGGCATCCTAGAACAAATCCTTCCGCAATTTGCATTCTTTTTCGCACCTCATCCTCGCGTACCGCAAACTTTCGCGCGATGGCGCGCTTCGATACCCCCCTGATGTAATAATCCTCGATATAATTCAACTCTCTCGCCATACCCACCGTGTTAAGGCGACTGACGCACACATCAATCACCAGCCCGTCCGCATCACTGCACGATAAGCGATTTGCGCCTGTAAACGGCATGAGGCGACTAAAGCCCGCTGCTACAGGCAACCAGCTCACTGCCGCATACGGATTACCCGCACACCAACCGCCCCAGTGGAGTAGTATTTTCTCAATGTCTCTGCTCATGATCTTTTCACTCCTCCTAGAAGTGTGAAAAACGTAGAGGTGGCACAGGGTGGTGCTTAAAATACCTATCAGCCCCCTGTACTAAGCCTTACCGTATCTACATCTTTACAAAAAAGGGGGGAGGTGGCAGATACTTTAAACATATATATATATAAAACACGTATATTATGTAACATAATATTACACTATCTCGCACGTAATATGTTAAAACACATGCCACCTACCACCTTTTAGGGTTTATGCTTTGATTTTATTGATTTTTTTAAGGTGGCAGTTATTCTTTTATATGCCACCACCTGCCACTTTTCTCACTCTTAAAAAAAAATAAAAGTTTTAAAAGTAAGTGCCACCTACCACCTTCTCTTGTAAATTTTCGCATTTTTCTAATTCGGTACGTACTTCTTCGTTTGTTAACTTTCTTTTTTTAACAAGTATCCAAGGACGAACTGTGTCGCCTTTAAATTTTAATTTTGCATATTGCGTCAACCCTTTTGCTCTTAAAATCGCCGTAATTTGTTTAGCGTTGATCTCCACTGCTGAACCCATATCACCAATAATAAAATTAACTATCTGCTGATAGGTCATAACGGGAGAAATAGGCGCATCAATCAAATCGTGCAAGGTTTTGGCAACATCTGAACGGCTACTTTCTATCATGATCTGACGCTCTTCAGTATCAGGTGCTCTTTGCCAATTGAATTGATTCAAATCAATGGATTTTAAGTACCAAAATACCTGTGATATAAAATTAGCGTCTTGTAAATGACGATAAAGGGTTTCATAATACTTGACATCTTGTAAGTGATCAGGCCCCCCAAAGACTGCAATACGTCTGTCTTCTTCGGGGATAATAATGGCATCTATATGGTTTGATAAAAACAGAAAGCTGGTAAAAATGTCTTCAGTTATTTTCTTTCCATATTTATTATTAACTTCAAATCTAGGCTCGGTAAGAATGTCACGTAGTTGATCGCTAATTGAATACCGCTTATCCGTGTTTTCTCTTACTTCATCCACGGTACATAGTAGAGAATGATGTAAATAGTCATGGTATTGATTTTTACAGATAACATCCATTTTCGCCCTTGTACAATTCCAGGAGCCTAGAATTTTTTCCATCAGTTGAATCACCCATCCTCTGCCCGTTCCATGTAACAACGATATATGAAGAATAGTAATAGGGCATCGACGATCGGGGCGTTGGACTATCCAGGCTAAACGCGCAATGAAAAAGTCCCTTTGCTCTTTTTTAGGCAAAAGGTATTCCATGTGTTTAAGAAAGATGTTATCTGATTTATCAAAATTCGAAACCTTCGCATGGTCAGGTAGATAAAACTCATTAATATCAAAGCGCCCATCATGTCGTTTAATTAAACGTCCTTTGCCGGGTTGGTATCCAATACTTTCAGCCACTTGTTTTTTAGGATGCTCTATCCAGCGTTTCGTTGCAGAAGTTGGTTGACCCTTTTTACTTATTGATGGTATTTGAAAAGGCGCCATCAGATTTTTAAATGATTTCATCTCAATAACACAATTATAAGGGGGCCGTGATAAATCACACACCTGATCACCTTTGACTACATAAATGAAACGTTCAAGGAAATGACTTGTCATATCCATATTGATATCGGTAAAACCCTCTTCAGTCTTATTAGACGACAGATCATCAAAATCATCTTTACCAAACCCAATAGCGTGCAAGAAATCGCCATCGTTTCGATGTGCACAACTGGCATGAAGACATTTGAAATGCCCTACTTCAAACCCCGCTGTATTTTTAGGGAAATACGCCGTACTGGTAACCCCACTATCAGTGCTATGTCCGCTTTCAAAAGGGCAAGTGATATAGCGTTCACCATTACGCCCATAGTCTAGTGTTAGCCCCTGGCTATCCAAGAACTCAGCGACTTCATCGGTTGCATTAGGCGTTACGATCGAACGGTCTCTTACTTTACCTAAGCGACTCGATTCAGACGACGACACAACGGGCAATCCATCCGCTAAGTCCTTCCAAAAATCATTCAATTGTTTTTCAGTGATCATAAAAGGTTCAGACGGTAAATCATTATCCCATTGAAGCCGGGCACCAGTAGGATGGGCGCCGATGGCAACAAATTGTTGCCCTTTCGCGAGCAGCTCAACGATCCCCAAATCGTTTTTTAAACGATGTACACGTTTAGAAAACTCACCTTCTACTGCGATGAGGTAAAGGCATTTGTTACTGTTATTTCGAAAACGGCGTGGTGGGATTTGACCAAAGGACTGTAGCATAAAGGCCTGGATACGTGCTTGGACATCAACATCGTCACTATCACAATCCAGTGCTACTATGCCAGAGCCCGTTTTGACACATATACCGTAATCAGGCTCCATCATCCATTTTTCAATATCTGCCCCTGAGGAAGATTTGCTAGTCCATTCGGTTATACCAATAACCTGTCGCTGAGAATTATAGATTGAGGGCGTTTTACCTAGTGCTTTCATTTTACTGGAAGGCGAAATCGTAGCCTCAGCATTACAAACTACAGGTAATAACCTATCGGTATAACCAAGGACTAAATCGAAGTGCACCCATTCATCAGGCACCGCACCCCATGTTTTTAGGTGATCACGCTCGTCATACGAGCCAGCAACAGCAGGACTCGGGCGCTGATCAGTAACACTACGCCCGACAGAATAATTTATTTGCATGGGTTATTTTGCCTTAGTGTTAGTCGGTATTATTGTGTTGTGAATTTTCGGTATGGTGTTTTCTGTATAACTCAGGACTATACTTAAGTGATCCATTGGTTATTTTTTCAATAAGTAATGCAGATTTTTCAGGGATAACATCCCGCCATTGTCCAACAGCCTGTGGAGATATTCCCAAAACTTTAGCAACATTCCTTTTTGAGCGAAAATAACTAACAACAATTGCTTTTAACATTCAGAAACCTCAAAATTATAAATTAAAGTTTACTTTTTATAAATAATATTTTACATAATAAAGAGGAGTTTACAAGTGGCTGAATATGATAGGGAAGCAATAGGCCGTAGAATTTACGAAAGACGAACTGAATTAGGTCTAAGAGCAATAGATTTAGCTGACCTAATCGGGGTCAGTCGCGTAGCGGTGTCTCAATGGGAAAGAGGAGTAAGCGTTTTAGGTGGGGATAAATTAATGAATATATCCGAAGCCTTGAAATGCTCACCTGAATGGATCATTGCTGGTATAGATCGTTTGGAGAAAATACAAGACCTAAACATTGAAGCATCTGATATTAAAATACTTAGACTTGCTCAGCAACTACCTGATACTGAAAAAGATAATCTAATAAAAATGCTTGAAGACAAAGTCGAATATTATAGAAAATTATACACCGAACTCACTCAAAAACTTTCGCCTCAAAAATAAGCTGTTAGATAAAACTACACAACGTATATCTAAGTCTCTTCACTAAAATTATCCATATCAAGATAAGGTAAAATAAAATTTACCTTACATCTTGACATTGATATTTGTGTAAACTAAACTTTATTAAAATTAGTAAGGAGACTTACGAATGGGTAACAACTTTACATTACTAGCTAAGATTTTTGATATATCAGAGCAAATAGAGTTACTACAAAGAATTTCTTTTAGTCTTTCCGGCGAGGAAAGAGATGTTTTGAATGCTTTGGTTCTAGATAAAGCAATTGAATTAAAATCACTTTCAATGAAAGTGCGTGACCAAATCGAGTTAACAAACGATGCTCATACTAATTCAGAAACCATCAACGCAACAAATAAAGCATATCCAGAAAAACAAAAGAAATTTACAGAGTATTTTAGCACTAGAAAAAATAAAAGTTAAAAATGCCCATTAAACATTCTATCAAAAGTACGTTATTTGTGTAAATAGCTACATGTACAGTGTAAGACAAACAAATAACTACTAACACGCTCTTTAACAATTTAGAAAGTCGGAATGTACAGCGCGTTATGTCTGTATGAGTGCAGGTATACACGTTGCATTGAGTGCGATCCGCTCTTTGCAGGACAGCAATGTCAAGGGACAGGCAGCCATACCAGACTGTACAAACGCAAAAACACTAATTATAGGTCATTTTGCGAAGTGGCCTATGGTGAGTGACGACAGTAATTCAAAAGGATTTAAGATATGACGAATGTAAAAAGCACCTATGAAATTAGGCGCTTTGAACAAAAAGCGGTTAGTACTGTGTTTTTAGTTAGTGGGTATCTCCTTGAGGAGATTGAATGGCAGACTTTTCCACGGTGTCAATATGTTTGGTTAGATCAGCAATGAGTGTTCGAGCCATCTGTGGATTAATAATAAAGAACTGAGTCTCCTGAGCTTCATTAATTGACTGCATAGGCGACGAAAGAAATTGAAATTTCAACGCCAGCGCATCGTAACCTGGTAAAGGACCGATTTTCCAACCAGCAATAGGAAACGTGGGAATATCATTTTTTTTAGACATAATTTTTTCTTCTTTGTTGTTGTAGAGAACAGCAAGGATACCACCGAGCCTGATGTGGTGAAAAGACAGGCGCAATAAATTTAAATGCAATTAAGCAGTACCGCTCTTTAACACTCTTTCGCTGAAAAAGCGTAACCACAAAACACCCAAACAGTCGGTTTTGGGGTGTGTGAAATAACCAAAATACAGCCATTAAGTTAAAAGCCAACACCAAGGTACTACCAATATGGCTGTAGATATAAACCGGATACCTCCGGCACACACCGCCAAAATTGATTTGTATTTAGGAGGTCAACCGCATACCAAACGTATAACTTTTTGATAGTAAGATAGTTTTTCTTGAAACTGGAGGTCAACATTCAACCTGATCTGCGTTTTAAGTAGCGCTATCGGTTCCAGACAAGGCCATATGATGTCATCGGTACTTTCCAGTTCTAATAATCTCTCTCTTAATTCACTATCATCAAATTTAGATTCGTTGGTGTAAAGTTTTAGATAATCAAACGCTTTTTTCTTTGCTGCTCCTGATTTTTTGCCAAATTGGTATGTTAATTGAATGGCTGAAAGGACAACGATCGATATACCAAAAAAGAAAGGATTTCCATTCAACACAATCGCTGAACCAAAAATTAACAGTAATACCGAGATAAATCTATCTATGCGTCCAGTGATTATTGCAAACAACTGTTCAAGATAATGACCATAGAGAATTCTATCGGTGATGTCTTCTCGGTTCATAACTATCAATCCTTATTTTTTACTTTCACCCCCTGAGCTTTTTGATGGCGGTGATTTAGGTTGTGGTGTTGGTCTAATCATTTTAGATGCTAGATGATCAATCGTTCTTACCTTTTCTGTAACCGATTTTTTGTCAGACATCATTATCTCTTTTTATGTGTTGCGGGAAACACATAGTAACCTGTTTTGTGTGTTGTGGGAATACACAAAAGGGAGCGAGCCTGACGCGCCAGAAATATCAGGCATACCCTATCTAACCCATTCCATCGGAAAAACCACCATGCAAAAAGCAAAAATCCTGTCATCGGAGCGATTTCCGATGAACAACAACGTCCGGCGTTTACGCTATTTACAAAAATTAGAAGCGCTAAAGCGCAATGGCAATCACCAGTTCCCTGTCACTATATACCGTTGAGGTCACCGCATCATGCTTACCGCAAATACTCCCCTGCTGGCAAGACTGGCAGAAAACCACACGCAAATGATAATGGCGCACAATCAACTAGCCGAAGCCCATAAAATGTTAATCAGTCAGTTGGTCGCACATACTGAAAATGACCCGAGTGACCCAAATGAACCGACAAGGGCGAACAAACCAAAACCCTTCACACCGGACGTTAAGCCTCAACCTGTTGCGCCATCAGCTATGGTTGAGACTAAAGAAGTGATTGAGCCTAAAATTACTATCGAAGTGCCCACTAAAGCCGAAGACAAACCAGCCCCCGTTGTCGCCGAGAAAAAGGTTAAAACCCTTCGGGCAGAAGCGAAACCTGCTAAAGCCGTTAAACCAATTGTTGAAGCACCTAAAGTAGAGCCTAAAGAAGAGCCTAAAGAAGAGCCTAAAGAAGAGCCTAAAGTAGAACTTAAGCCCGAACCGGTTGATATTGAATCGCTTGATTTGCGTCACGTCGTCGCCCTATCCGTCTTGTTTGGTGACAAAGCGCTTAAACCTGACAGTACGCAAATTGCTAGCGCCAGCGCAATGCTTGCATCTGAGAAAGCAAATAGTGTTACCGGACAAATTGATGCACTTTATTGCGCCTTAAATGGATTACCTAAGGTGACATTTCTTCCCAAAGTTAAAATTTTTACGATATGCCTAAAAACGTTGGCTAATTGGGATAATCTCTTTGACATTACCGATCGTCGCGAATTTGCCTTGTCATTAGTGCGTGAATTGCCTACACCGGCGGAAGTGAAATTGGTAGAAGCTGAAGACCCACGAACTAAGTCTTCAAAACTGATCACCGAATTGGCAAAAAAAGGCTATCGGAATGAAGTCGTTAAAATACTCGATGAATTCAACGCTAAAAGGCTAGGTGATATTCCTGATGACAATCTGGTTCAGTTTATCAAGAAAGCCCAACGCGTTTTAGCCGATGATAACGCAGAGGGTAGTGATGGCTGAACATGCAAAACTTTCCCCCTCCTCAGCGCATAGATGGATGAGATGTAGCGCCAGTCTCGCAGTAGAAGCCACCTTACCCGATAAAACATCGCCGTTTGCGGAAGAAGGCAGCGCGGCGCACGCCTTAGCAGAAAGTGTCTTAAAAATGCGTCAAAACCCGTTTAGTGAAGGGTGTAGACGAACATATGGCTTTGATGCAAAGGATTATATCGGCACGTATCCCTTGTTGAAAGCTAATTCGCCACAAGTGGATGAAGAGATGATTGAACACGTCCAGACCTATGTTGATACTGTCTGGCACCTGGCGGACGGGAAAATCTTACAGGTTGAGGAGCGCGTTGACTTTTCAGCCGTCATTGACGTAGAGAATTCTTTTGGTACCGCCGATGCGATTATTATCAGCGAGGATGAGCTACAAATCCATGACCTAAAATACGGTAAAGGCGTTAAAGTCGATGCCCATAACAATGCGCAGCTGATGCTTTATGCTCTGGGAGCCTTACATCAATTTGACCTTATTTATGATTTCAAAACGGTTCGGCTTTTCATCCATCAACCCAGGCTTAACCATCTGTCTGAATGGGCACTATCGGTTGAGGATTTAAAAGAATTTGGCGAACAGGCTAAATCAGGCGCGAAAAAAGCCATGGAGATGGCAACCCTCGCCGAGCGCAACGGGCTTGATGCGCTACCGGATAGTGCGTTTTCACCGGGTATTAAGCAATGCCAGTTCTGCAAAGCAAAAGGCGGATTGTGTTTTGCTCAGGCGCAGTTTGTCCATAATGAAGTCAGAGGCGATTTTGTCGATTTAACTCGGCCTTTGAACCTCCAACTAAGTGATGCTATCAAACGCATTACGCTGCTAACCCCTGCACAAATGGCAAAACTCTACCAGAATGTTGATTTGATAGAGAGCTTTTGTAAAGCCCTGCGAAATCGGGTCGCCGAAACATTACACAACGGGCTGTCGGTACCAGGCTTTAAACTGGTGACTGGCAAACAGGGGAATCGCCTATGGGGTGATGAGCGTGAAGCCGAAACGCTGTTAAAAAATGCCAAACTTAAACAGGAGCAAATCTACCACAAGAAAATTATCAGCCCCCCACAGGCTGAAAAATTGCTTAAAAAAGACAAACCGAGTCGCTGGGCAAAACTGGAAGCGCTTATTGAGCGAGCAGACGGTAAACCCGTCATCGCACCAGAATCAGACCCAAGACCTGCCATTATTACTAACCCCTTAAACGACTTTGACGATGTGACCGAAGCAGCACTCGTTGATAAATCCATTTAATTAAAAGGTAACCCTATGAAAATCAAATTAAACAACGTACGTCTGGCTTTTCCTGAATTATTTGAACCTACACAAGTCAGTGGTCAAGGAGCGTTCAAATACCGAGCAAATTTCCTTATCGCCAAAAATCGTACTGACCTGATTGAGGAAATCAACACGGGGATTAAGGCGGTTATTAAGGAAAAATGGGGAGCCAAAGAGGTAGAAAAAATTTATAACAGCATCTGCCACTCCAACAACCGTTTTTGCTTCCGCGACGGGGACAATAAAGAATACGACGGCTATGCCGGAAACATGTACATCACCGCCAGTAACAAAGATCGACCGTTAGTCATTGACGTAAACCGCACACCACTCACCGCACAGGATGGTCGCCCCTATTCTGGCTGCTACGTTAACGCCACCATTGAGTTTTACGCCTATGACAATAACGGTAAAGGCGTCTCCGCATCATTAAGAGGGGTTCAGTTTTTCCGGGATGGCGATGCATTTAGCGGTGGAAGTGTGGCCTCCGTTGACGAATTTGACGACCTGAGCATGGCTGAGGAAGAGGAGTTATTGGCAAGCTAACACCAGGAACCACTGCCGCCTTAAGTGGTTAAATAATAAGGCACCGCTCAAAAATATGAGTGATTTTTACTCAATTTATCTTAAGGAAAATTTGATATGTAACGTGTAAATAACCCGAGGAGTCTCAAAAATGAAATTAGATAATATGAGTGAAACCATTGCACTTACTAATCCCAGTAACAACCACCATTATCTGCTTAACCTGGAACAACCCGTTTACGCTGATGAGGAAACCAAAACATTAATCAATATGATTCAACTACTGGCAGAAGAAAACCAGTACTTGAGAAAAGAGAATAAACGATTGGCAAAAAACCATCAGTAAAATGGTGAGCTATGCAGGGTTCGAACCTGCGACCGATGGATTAAGAGTCCACTGCTCTACCCACTGAGCTAATAACCCATGATAGTAATTTATAACAATCCTTTTAACAAAAATGGTGGAAAGTAATTATCAAAACCTTCAGCGATACCATAATCTCTCAGTTGTTTTCGTGTGTAAATATCAATCTTTTTATATATCTGTTGTATTATTTGCTCTACAACACAAGAGTATGTACCTAACCGCAATGCTATTTCTTGATTGCTCATAAGTTTCATAACAAAAAAAAACACATTAAGCTCTTCAGTCGTAAATAAATTATTCGGTGGGTGATTGGTTAAAAAAGAAGGTGTCGTGGGATTCTTAAAGAAAGCTTCTGATAGTAATCGAGGGGATATTTTTTTTGAATGGCTTAAGGTACCTATAATTTCATTCTGATGGAAGTAAGGAAATTTTTCAACAAAAAAAGAACGAAATGTCTGCTCTTTTCCTGAGATGTGTGTGACAATAGAATATATTGGCTTACCTAATTTCTGAATAATTTCGGCCTCTCTTTCAAGTATACCACTATTTTCACTCCACGATGCAGGGCATTCAGAAGGGCGACGACCTTCGATATTAAAGTTCATGGGTAAACAGGAATTAAAAAACATAGCTTTGTTGGCGTAAATATAACGAAATTCAATATCTTTTATATTCCAACAATCATGTTCCTGTTTTTCCATAAACGAAATCAAATGACTTGTTAGTACATCGCGAGTTTTCATAAAGATCCCTATTATAATTTAATTTTTATAATTAAGTTTCGTTTTTTAATAAAAAAAAACAAAAATAAAAACCGCTTTCTTATTAAAGCATCTCGTGTACTGATAACTCCTGATACGAAGGTAAACTGACCCACTTCCTAGAACGCCCTTTATTTAATCTTAAAGCTCCTTTTTACAGGGGCAATCATTCATCAATTTCATTATTGAGGAATTTTTACATGCAAAATTTACTATTTTGCGATTTAGAAACCTATAGCAATATTCCGATTAATTGTGGCACGCATCGCTATGCTGAAAATGCAGAAATATTACTTTTTGCGTATGCGTACAATCATGAACCCGTAAAGGTTTGGGATGTGACTGAAGATAAAACGATGCCAAAGGATTTAAAAGCCTACCTCGATGACCCTGAAATTTTAACCGTTTGGCATAATGGGGGGATGTTTGATACGGTGATTTTAAGCAAAGTGTTAAATATCGACTTACCCTTATCCCGCGTTCACGATACGCTGGTGCAAGCACTGGCACATTGCTTACCTGGCGCACTGGGTTCGCTTTGCGATATCTTCAACGTCAATAGCGATAAAGCCAAAGATAAAGAAGGTAAAGCGCTCATACAGCTATTTTGCAAACCGCGCCCTAAAAACAGCAAAATACAACGCGCCACGGTGTTAACACATTTCGAAGAATGGCAACGTTTTAAGCAATACGCAGGTTCTGATATTTTAGCCATGCGTGAGATTTATCAGCATTTACCGCGTTGGAATATGAGTGTGGACGAAACCCAATTATGGCAGTTAGACCAAAAGATTAATCGCCGTGGAATGGGTATGGACGTTGAGTTGGCCAAAAGCGCCTTAACCGCCGTTGAAAACGAGCAAAAGCGGTTATCAGCCGTCACCCGGCAATTAACGGATAACACCGTACAGTCCGCAACCCAACGTGATGCACTATTACAGCATATTGCCTCGGCATTTGGCATCACGTTACCGGATATGCAAGCCAGCACGCTACAGCGACGCGTTAATGACCCTGATATTCCACGGGCTTTACGTGAACTGCTGTCAGTCCGTCTGCAATCGTGCACAACCAGCACCAGTAAATATAAAGCGCTGTTGAAATCGGTGAGTGCAGATGGACGACTTCGAGGAACCAAACAGTTTTGTGGCGCTTCACGTACTGGACGATGGGCGGGGCGGATTTTTCAACCGGATAATCTCCCCAGACCCACGCTTGACCAAAAAACCATTGATGAGGGGGTTGAAGCGTTAAAAGCGGGTTGCGCCGAGCTGATTTGTGATGACATTATGCAACTGACCAGTTCTGCGCTTAGAGGATGTATTATTGCCCCACCGGGTAAAAAACTGGTTATCTCCGATTTGTCGAATATTGAGGGCCGCATGCTGGCATGGCTGGCAGGGGAAAACTGGAAAGTCAACGCTTTTAGCGAGTTTGATAACGGCAAAGGCGATGACCTCTATAAACTCGCTTACGCACGCGCGTTTTATCTTTTACCAGAGAACGTCACTAAAGCCCAACGACAAATCGGTAAGGTAATGGAACTCGGCTTAGGCTATGGCGGTGGGGTTGCGGCATTTTTGACATTTGCCCTCGCCTATGGCCTAGATTTAGATGAATTGGCGGAAGCCGCATTACCTAATATACCGCATAACGTTAAGCGAGAGGCGATAAGCTGGTATCAAAAATCTGTTGAAACAGATAAAACTTATGGCCTCAGCGAAAAAGTCTTTGTTACCTGCGATTCCCTTAAGCGCATGTGGCGCAATGCCCATCCACAAACCGTATCATTCTGGTACGATATTGAAAAGGCAGTAAAACAGGCGATTCAATCACCGGGGATAGCGTTTAGGTGCCGTAAACTTAGCGTCCGTCGCGATAAAGGCTGGCTCAGGATTTGTCTACCATCAGGTCGTAGTCTTTGCTACCCTTCTGCGCGAATAGAGAATGGACAAATCACCTACATGGGGACTAATCCCTACAGCCGAAAATGGGAAAGGCTAAAAACCTATGGCGGGAAAATCACAGAAAATATCTGTCAGGCTGCCGCTCGGGATGTATTAGCCTGTAACATGCCGTCTATTGAAAAGGCGGGTTATGAGATTGTCTTAACCGTCCATGATGAGATTATCAGCGAAGCGCCCGATACCCCACAATTTTCCGCTGAGGGGTTAAGCGCACTGTTAAGTGCCAAGCCTGACTGGGCTTTTGATTTACCGCTTAGTGCAGCGGGGTTTGAGACTTATCGCTATCGAAAAGAATAAATAATACACAGGATAAAATAAACATCATGGCCTTTAGAAAAAACGACAGCCCCCTTTATTTTAAGGCTGCACAGGACGCGGTACACCTTGAGCAGTCAGGGCAATACCATGAAGCAGCGCGCGCATGGGCACAGGCAAACCGATTGGCGCGCAATCGCAATAACCGTATCTGGAGTGAGAACCGCGCCGATTTTTGCTTAATGCAAATAAAACGGGAAAATATTAAAAGGATGTATTCATGCGGTTAATCAGGGAAGAGAGTATCGAAAAACATTTGGTGCGTGAAGTGCAAAAAATCGGTGGCATTGCCTATAAGTTTGTTTCCCCCGGACGACGAGGCGTGCCTGACCGATTAGTCGCCCTGCCCAATGGCAAGATTATTTTTGTGGAGTGCAAAGCACCGGGCGAAAAACCTACCCCCTATCAATTGCGCGAACACGCAAGGCTTTTTGCCCTAGGCCATCAGGTCATCGTACTAGATAGTCAGGATCTAAGCAGTATCTTACCCACTGTTGACTGAAAATTAACTTATTGACGAAAGAAGAAATCATGCGCTATAGTTTACTTGCATCTGCAAAATCAGATGTCAGGTTTCGCAGCCTGCCGTAAGCTACCGCGACATGCACACGCCGCGAGCGTGTTTTTTAATGTCGTAATCTAGCCACAATTCAATGGTGAGCTGGATGGGGCAACCGTAAGGTTGGCCGGTCGGTAGTTCCGGTACTGCGAACCCTGTTCAGTTCACCGCCGATAAGTTTCGCAGCTTTAGCGGTGAGTAAATCCAAATACTACCATCGGAGGTCATATTATGACTACCGCACAAGCTATCTCATTTTCTTTCCAAGAGACCCATAATGTACGTATTCAGATAATCAGCGGTGAACCTTGGTTTTGCCTGAAAGATGTATGTGAAATTTTATCTATTATTGTCGCAAGCCCTGAACGCTTCCGAATGGATGATAAGGGGATTACAAAACATGTAACCCCTACAAAAGGCGGAAACCAACAACTTGTTTATGTGAATGAACCTAACCTTTATCGTGTTATTTTCCGTAGCAATAAGCCCGAAGCAAAACAATTTCAGGACTGGGTATTTAATGAAGTTCTCCCCTCGATCCGCAAAACTGGCAGATATGATCGCCATCAACCACAACCCCAAACGAAAGCCGCAGAGCGTTTTAGCCATTCAGACAGCCGTAACCTGACGCATTTAGTTTGGTGTATGACAAATGGCTTACGGTTTGAGCGTTCGTGGAGTAATGCGGTGTGGCTGGCTTTACGCGAAGTGACTGGCACACCATCACCGGAGCGTTTTCAGGTGGAGCATATACCGTTAATGGCTGATGAGTGTCGCCGTATTTATTATATTACCGAGTCACTACGACAAATTATCAATGACGCTGAAAAACAAGTTATCAAACGCCTTTTGCGTAAACGTGAGAATATCGATACCGTATTAGCAGAAATAAAACAGCTTTTTGAGCAATTCCACCATCAACAAATCGGGATAATTACCGCGCGCACTGACCATTGGTACGAAGGTGAGTTGACCCATTTCTTAGAACGCCACTAATTAATCTTAACGCCCCTTTTTAAAGGGGCAATCTTTTATCAATTTCATTATTGAGGAATACCTTTATGTCAATTTTAATCACTATCGAAACAAAAAACATCAATGACGCATTAATCCAAACGGTTAATGCCCGTGATTTACATGAGTTTTTAGAAAGCAAGCAGAAATTTGCTGATTGGATAAAAGATCGCATTCAACAATATGGATTTATTGAGAGTCAGGACTTTATCGTAATTTTAGGAAAAACCCCAAATGGTGGCCGTCCTACAAAGGAATACGCAATTTCCCTCGATATGGCGAAAGAGTTATCAATGGTTGAGCGTAATGAAAAAGGGAAACAGGCAAGGCAGTACTTTATTGAATGTGAACGACGCGTTTTACAACCTCAAACATTACTACCAACAGCAAAAGAACTCGCTCTCATGGTTGTTCGTGCCGAGGAAGAGAAAGAACAGTTATTACTGGAAAACAAAAGCCTCTCAACAGAAAACGATTGTCTTAAAAATCTCTTCAAAGAAGGTATGACCCCTACCCAATTTAGCAAAATGCTTAACGGGGTAAACAGTCAGCAGATAAATCATTTTCTGGCAGGACTTAAATGGCTCTATAACGAAAGTAAATCCGGCAACAATTTACGCTGGCGTGTTGCCGCTACCGCTCGGGATAAATATTTAACCGAAAAACAAAACGAAATAAGCCCACATGGTGCGAATAGTTTCATTAGTTATCGTCCTGTTTTGCTGAGAAAAGGCGCACAGCGACTTTATGACCAGTATCTGGCTGACAAACTCCCCATGAAAAAGAACTGGAACGGATTACATACCCATGACAAAACTATCCAGATTGTCGCCTGAACAAAAGACAATCGCTAAAACCTTCACCCCTCGCGCTTACCAAAATCTCATTATCAATCACCTACTCGATATAAAACGCTCAAATGTCTGGGCGGGAATGGGAATGGGTAAAACGGCAGCAACGCTGACGGCGTTAGAAAATCTCTATCTTGCAGGCAGTGAAACCAAACCCACATTGGTATTAGCCCCTTTACGGGTAGCCCAATCCACCTGGCCGGATGAAGTGCTTAAATGGAACCATCTCCATAATATCGAAGTGCAACCCATCATTGGCCCCACCAAATCACGAATGGCAGCACTCAAAAATACCCATGCCAGCGTATTTACTATCAATTATGACAATCTCGTCTGGCTGGTTGACATCCTCGGAGAAAATTGGCCTTTTGGTACGATTATTGCCGATGAGAGCACTCGGTTAAAATCATTCCGGCTACGCAAAGGGGGTAAACGCACCGCAGCCCTTGCCAAAATCGCCCATAAATCGGTTCATCGCTGGGTAAACCTAACAGGCACGCCTTCACCCAATGGCCTGATGGACTTATGGGGGCAAGCGTGGTTTGTTGACCAGGGCGAACGCTTAGGCAGAACGCATAGTGCGTTTACGTCCCGCTGGTTTAATCGTATCCAGTTCCCTGGCCAACAATGGAGCAGGTTTGAGCCTTTAGGGTTTGCGCATCTTCAAATTCAGTCAGCGCTTAGCGATGTCACCTTATCACTTAATGCCGCCGACTGGTTTGATATCGACGAACCGATACACAACGTCATCAACGTTGAACTACCAGCAAAAGCACGAGCGCACTATCAGGCGATGGAAAAAGAACTGTTTCTTGAGTTGGGCGATAGCGCTATCGAAGCGTTAAATGCTGCTGCCAAAACAATAAAATGTTTGCAAATTGCAGCAGGCGCTATTTATAGCGATGACAATCACAACTGGACAGAAATACACGATGCCAAAATCCAGGCGCTGGAAAGTATTGTCAATGAAGCCGGAGGAATGCCTGTACTGGTTGCTTACCACTGGAAACATGACCTTGAAAGACTGTTAAAAGCATTTCCAAAAGGCAAAATGTTAGACGCTAACCCACAAACCCTTACGGACTGGAATAATGGCAAAATTCCGATGCTCTTTGCCCATCCTGCAAGCTGTGGACACGGCTTAAATTTACAGGACGGGGGTAATATTCTGGTTTTTTTCTCCCACTGGTGGGACTTGGAGCAGTACCAGCAAATTATCGAACGTATCGGCCCTACTCGTCAAGCGCAAGCCGGGCATAACCGCCCTGTCTTTATTCACCATATCGTCGCTAAAGATACACTCGATGAAGTGGTCATGGAAAGGCGCAATTCAAAACGGGCAATACAGGATTTATTACTGGAAGCGATGAAAAGGAAATAAAAAAGACCAGCGCTAGGCTGGTCAACACCAGGGAAAAATTGTGAATATCAAACACACAACCAAGTAAATATAGCAGAGAAATAAAGAATCAACCTTAAACTTACAAATATTTATATTTTAAAATCAAATAGTTATCATTCTTATTCGTATTAACAACGGAGAACTCACCATGTGGATTTTAATTTTAGCCATGTACGCCAGCCCTTATGCCTCAAGTGACTTTGCAAGTGTTCATACTCAGGAATTCGACACTGAAAATATGTGCCAATTCGCCGCTAAACAATTTCAGCGTGAATTGGAAACTTTCAAAGATATAGATGCCAAAGCGATTTGCGTTAAGAAATAAGCTAATTTTACAAAGGTTCAACCATGAAACTTAACATCATCAAATTATTAATCACTACGTTACTTTTTATCAGCGCAGCGTTCGCCTTCGAACTCATTGTTGGTCAGATTGCCCATGCCGATGTCGTCATTGACCCGCAAATCAGGTTTAAACGTGGCGAATTAGGCAATATTCATTTAGGCGGACAAGAGCTACTAGTTATTGGCACTATCATAGTGCCAGCTCTTATGGTTTATTTGGGGGTATTTCTCGATACCTTGAAGAAGTAGCATAAAGAGAATAAGCATTATCCCACCTGAATTTTCCTACTCTAATTAGCAATATCGAAAGGTAAGCATTTAGCTATTAAAAAAGACCAGCACAAGGCTGGCCAACACCAGGGAAAATCACGTTGTGAATAGCAAACACACAACAAAGAAAATCGTAACAAAAAAATCAATCACTGTATATAAAAACAGGTGTAAAGATGTAATAAAGGAGAAAATCCTATGAATGAATCCCCTTTTGTCAAAACCAGTGAACTGGCAAAAAGGTATAGAGTGTCAACTCACACTATCAGACTGTGGGCGGGTAACGGATACCAACGGAGGGAAGGTTTTCCACGCCCTCGGTTTAGGTCTGATGAGCTTAATTTTGCCCGGCAGGATATTATGGATTGGGAGATGGGTAAACGATTTGATTAACTTTATTCCACCAGCGCTCATAAGCCTCTCGCTGCTCCTCTAGGTAGGTGTGCTTATCGTATACCTGCCAAACCCCCGGTAATTTATGTCCTAACATGATTTCAGCAACATGGGGTTGAGTTAACTCCGCAACCCCCGTACGCATGGTTTTACGTAAATCGTGAATTGACCAGTGAGTATAGCTTTCAAATTTTAACGCCATTTTTTTGTTGAGATTGCTAATAAAACTAATATGCCCACTGACACACAAAGGTTTCCCTTCCGATACAATAAACAAATAATCGCTGCCATGACTTAATTTTTTAGCCGTTTTTATCAATTCCTCTGCCGCTGGAATAATAGGCCGGATAATGGGCTTTTTGCTTTTTCGCCCTGTTTTATGATTTTCAGGTGGCACTGTCCATATTCCTTTAGTGAAATCGAAATCGGCCATTTTCGCTTTTAGCAATTCCCCTATCCGGCAGCCAAACAACAACGCCAGTTTGATTATCAAGGCGTTTCTAGGGTTATAGTCTGGGGCATCAATTAACGCAAATAACACTCTGAGTTCTTCTTCACTTAATACCCTCTCGCCCTGTTGATTTATCACCCCCAAGTCCTGGGCGGTCACATCGATAAGCGGATTTAAACTGATGACTCCCCTACGTATCCCCCACCGATGCGCGGTTTTGGTATAAAGCAAGATCCGTGCTCCTATAGCCGGTTTTGCTTTTACCACCTCTTCAATTAGCGATAACCAGACATGCAAATGCGTTTCATCATGAGGCAAATTGCCTATCTTGGGGGAAAACAT